GGGAGAAGTCGAAAAGCAGGCTGTAGCTCGTGGTCCATGCGTGCAAACGATTGTCGTGCATGGCTGCAATCATCGAAGACGGTCCCAGAGCCGCCCATTGCCTGAATGTGTACTGCGTTTCGGTCAAAAGGATAGCTTCCCCGGCAGTACATCCGAGCAATCCGTCCGTTGTCGGCGATACTACCATGCCGTTCTGCACTACCATGCCCCGCTTTGACACACAGGCCCGGTCGCTGATCTTCACGCGGACCATTTCGTTGGGATGATTGCCCGTCATGGAGTAATGACCGCCCTTTGTGCCGACTATCAGGCTGTTTCCGGTCACTTGTATGCCGATGATGTCATGTTCGACGTTCAACCCGTACTCCGGCCATGCGTGCGGCTGGCCCGGTTCGCTGAAATACACGGTTTTGCCGCTGAATGCGGCAATGAATCCGCCGGGCATCATCGTGAACCCGGCGAGATCGTCCTCGGGCTCGTTGAAATTGGTGGATGACATGGTGTCCGTGAGGTCGTCATCATTCAGCGTGTCGCTGTAGTCACCCGTGGCCTCGAAATCGCGGTCAATCACAAGCTGATAGTCAGTCCCGGCGTCCGTTACCACCGTCCTGAAGACGCTGTACCCCGTGATGTTGCCAGAGTAGCCGGCGGGGGCTGTGAGGGGCAGTCCGGCTAGATCGCAGTACTGAGTCGGATCAATGCCAATCTCCGCCGATACGGGGCCGGGTGCGCTCAGATCGCCCCATAGAGTGTGCCAGCAGATCACATAAGTACGTTCGACGCTGTAATCAGCCGCCCGGTCGGTCTCATAGACCAGATCGAAGGTAGCCGCATAGGTTCCGGTCGTATTGACCTGAGCCGCTATGGCCTTTGCGCCATCCAAGTAGAAATCGTTGTTGTGGGCATAGGCGCTGATAGCGGCATAGACCCTGCCCATGTACACGGAATCAACATCGTAGGCGTCAAACCACAGGATAAGCACGTCATCAGCCCCGGCAGTAACCTTCGTCGGAGCCGTGGTCAGGCGATACGATGAGCCCGGCGTCACGGATTCGATATTGGTAGGCAAGGCGCCTTCGGATAGCGTGCCTTCCTGAGTCACGGAACCCGCGGCGTTCTCGTAGTAGTAGCCCCATGACCGCGTCCAGTCCACGGTATCCTTTGCCGTCGCAGTGAGAGTCGGCGTCGTAGTTGGCGCGGGAAGCCCGAGATCGAATTGAACTACGGCCGTCTTTGCCACGTTCAATCCCTTGACTTTGGGCACTCCGTCGCCCGAGAAGTAGATGCGGGAGTAGGCGTCGGATTCCACCGGGCTCTTGACTACGTCAACGTCAGTAGTCCATGACAGCCATTCGGATGTTTCGGCCCCTATGGTGCGGTCATATCGGAAGATGCTGATAGTCCCGGCTGGCAGTTCGGCCTGCACAAGCGACGCCTCTTTCACCGCGGCAAGGTTGCCCATGAGCAGGTCGCAGTCTTTCGCCGTCTGCGCTTCCTGTTCGGCCATCAGCCGGGGCTCCTTGCGAGGGCTCAGTCCGTCGAATGTAAAGAGTGTGAACTTCATTCATGCCCCGCTTACCAAACGTAATCCTTGACTTCCGACTGGGTCGCGCTCGCCGCTGTATTCGTATAGATGTGGCCGGAATATGTCTCCAGAATGTCAGCCGTGATGCCATCAACCTGATTCGTTCCGATGCAGGCGATGTATGCCGTTCCTCGAGCATTCATTCCGTACTTTGGAAGATCGCCAGCATATTCGTCATTCTCCCAAGACTCTACGCCAGCTCCGATGTCGGACCAAATGCCATAGAGATTCTTGCGAATCCGGTTGTTGTTGACGCGATACCAGCCCTGTCCGGAACAATAGATTCCCGCGCCTGCGTTCGTGTATAGCCCTTCGATGAAATTGAACATGACATAAGCGGAACACTGCCCATCGCCGCCCGAAATCCATACGGCTCCACGCGCATCTCCATTCGTTCCGCCAAACACCTTCATGTTCGACACTCGGAATTGAGAGTGGTATCCCGTCAACTGGATGGTGGCCTGATTCGCGGGTAGTGCGGACCCATCAATCACAACGCCCTGATTTGTGTAGGAAAAAGGAAATAAGTGGCCGTCCGAATTCGTCGCTTGAACATTGACGTAGCCCGTAACGTATTCCGCGTCTCCGGTGTTGCCGTTGAGGAAGACGTAACCCTGCTTGATGCCCTCGACATGAAACCCTTCATTGGTCACAACGTAGGTGCCATTCGAGAAGTAGATATTGGCATAGGCTCCGTACTGAAAGTCGCGCTTCAATGAATCGAGTTTTGCCTGTATGGCCGCCTGAGTCATGTTCGTACTGAGGTAGATGTTCGTAGTCGCCTGCTTCACCATATCGATGGCTGTCCCCGCCGTATTGGCTATCGTGGTCGGACCTTTTAGCGTCGTCGTATTGCTGACGGTGACATTGTTGAAGTAGCCATCAGCCCCGTATAGATTGCCGAGGAAGTTCGCGGTATTCGATACCACAAGCGTCATCAGTCGTCCGGCGTTAGCCCATAGATTGCTGGTCACGCGGAGGTCGCCGCCTACATCAAGATCGCCCGTGATTGACGCCGGACCATTGACGCGAAGCGATGTTCCGGTGATACTGGTAAAGTTGCCTGCCGGAGATACGCCCTGATATATTCCGTCGCCAATACGGAATCTGTTGACGTTGCCCCATTCAGGCCACCTGTAGATGAAATAGCAGGAACCCGTTGCCGTACCGGCCCCTGTGAAGATAGGATACGTTCCAGCATCGAGACTGTTCGATGCGAAAGTCATGACGACTCCGGGGCTGACGTTGAAGTAGCTTCCCGGAAGCATCAGCAGACTGATGTTGGTCTTGAAGCTGACCGAAGCTGAAGCGTTCGTAACATCCCATGGTGTATCGAAAATGAATCTGTACTTCTGGGTATCTGATGTCATGGCGATTATGTTGGTAAGCTCTGTGCCAGTGCAGTTCGTTCCACCATATGTGAGATTGCGAACCAGCACGTCGTTGGCCGGGCTGACGACATTAGCGCCCAGCGCGCATGAGGCTATGAGTATCGAAATCGGAATGAGTATTCGTTTCATGTTATGCTCCTACGGTTATTGCCGATGAGGCGTTGAACTGAATTGCGAAGCCGCAGAGATACCATGTGTGAGACGGCAGGCTGTTCTTGAATGAGATCGTTGCCTCTCCGTTGGCGTCCGTGACACCCTGCCAGTGAGACACGCCGTCCGACGGCTTCACGAGCGTTTCAACACCGCCTGTAGCCGCGTCGCAAAGCCATAGGTCATAGTACCACGTGCCGCCCGCCGCTATGTCTATCGCCAGCGTAGCGATGAGCCCGGCAACCGTGACAGCAAGCGTGCCGTCCACGGTCGTTAGATTGATGACATCTACTCCAATTCCATTCGCCGTCTTGTTACAAGCATTGCTCATGGTTCACCTCATGCAACGGCAGGGAATTCAGCCATCACCCTGACCTTGATTATGTCGATCACAGTTTCCGGCAGTCCGGACGATGTTACAGTCAATTCAATCTCATACCGCCCGGCAGGGACATCAGCGGCAAGAAGCCCGTCCGCGGGCACCGTAAACCAGACCATACCGAATGCGGGCTTGTTCTTCGTGCACGTGGCTTCCCACAGGCTTTCAGTCGTGTTGCCGCGCTCCCGGAACTTCGCGGTGACAATGCAGGTTGAAGCGGAAACATCGTAGACCTTGCCGTTCTCTTTCTTCGTCAACTGCATGTACAGCGTTGGCCTGTCGCCTTGTGTCCAGATGATTTCGCTCATGGTGTTACGCTCCTATCGTAGAGTTGTTCTTGTACTTGCGCGAAACCTCGCCCTTGGCCTTGTTGAGATCGCGGAGATATTCCTGCTGACAGACCCCGGCAAGCTCCCGGTCGGTCCAGCGCTTGCCGCCCATGCGGAGAAGGTCGGCCCTGGCCTTCGCTACAATGCCGTCAAACCAACGATTGATGAACTCGATACTATGGTCATCGTCGTTCCACGGCCACTCTCCGACTTCGGGGACCAGTGTCACATCGACCTCCAGCCCCTTGTCCACATCGGCGGCTGGTTCCAGAGAATCGTGAAGCTCTATGATGTCGGGCGCGGTGAATTCATAGAGTGAAGGATTGATGACGGTGCCCTTGTCGCCTTCGGTGACACCGGCCTCAGTATTGATGCGAAGCTGGTCAATACGCACAATCCTAGCGCACCATGACCAGTCAAGCGTGTATTCGACAATGCCGTCGCGGAGATGAACGGAGTCCAGCGTTTCCTTCCACTGCTCTGATTCCTTCGCGAAGATGCGGGCGGCTTCCTTGATGCGCTGTTCAAGAATCGGTTGAGTCACGCGAGGGACTTCCAACACCATAAACTCATAGAAGTCTTTGTAGCACGTTATCTGCATGGTCAGACCTCCGATCTTGCGCGTTCAAAATGGGCATTGCTGACAGCATCATTGGCGGCTTCCTCGCGGTCCTCACCGATGACTAGTGAGCAAACGTAATCCGTGAGGGCTTCGGCGAAACTGTCAACGATGGGAAGTTCTTTCGTGCCGTCGTTTGTCAGAGCCGTAGGCGGGTCCACGACGATACTGTCACCGCAGAACGCCTCGGGGTGAATGCCCCATAGCCACTGCAAGCCCTTGTCGGTGTAATGACGCCAGACGGCATCGCTCCAGCGATACGGGACGACTTTGTCCTTGATCTGGCGACGGCCTCCGAAAACGAATGTATCGAACGTCATGGTCCGCTACTCCCTGAGGCCAACGGCATTCCGATGTCAGTCCTGACGCTTTTCAGCGTTGGATTTACGGAACGCCTTGTATTCTGCTTCGCTGGCCTCGCGTAAGATCGTGCAGGGATACACATCAATATGTGCATCCACCTTCCGCGGCTTGTTCGGCAACTGTTCGAAGTGGAGGATGTGTGCGTGCTGTGCGATTTCGAGATACGAGCCCGGTATGATGACCTCAACCTGACGTTTCATAACCAGAGGTGCGCCATTGAGAGATAGCACCACGTCAACGGGTTCGTTCTTGTCGCGCTGGGCACCGAAGTTCACAACGAAGAATCGGCTGGACATGTGTTCAACCGGAACCTCCTTGGCTTCGCCCGATGAATCAATGCGTTCGCGTGCAGGCTTTGGAGATGATGCGCTGGGAGGAAGATCGGTCTTTCGTTCGATGGCAAACCCACCCGGAACCGGGATGATCTGCCACTCCCTGACATCCAAACTCTTCTGCGCCATCGTGAAACTTGCTGACTTAATGGTCTTGAAGGGTGTTCCCGCCGCCGTCTTGATCGTCTGCTCTTGGTCTTTTGACTCTGGCATTTTCGTACTCCTTATTTGATTCACCACACTACCCAAACCCGTGCCCCCATTTTCAGAGGGCACGGGCTCATTGCCACTTCGATCACGCCCGGTTAGTTGTCCCAGAGCGTCGCGATTACCAGATTGATCTCGGCATCGACGTTGACCAACGTGGTCGCGTTCAGCTTGATTCCCTGCCCAGTAACGGAACCGAGCGGGTACGGGATCATGTCGTACATACCGCTGATGGACAGGATCTTGCCCGTCTTCACGGCTCTCGCCAACGTGACCTCGTCAGCCGATACGCCCTGACCAGCGGTCAGAGCTTCAATAACTACCGTCTTCTGCTTGTGCCCGGCGTCTTCCTCGATGCGGATCAGACTGCCCTCGCCGATACGGGCAACGCTGGCCGGCACGTCGTCATTGAAATGACCTGTGCGGTTCGCGCTGGTATCCAGCGTCCACTTGTTGAGCGCGCCGTCAGCCGTGGCAACGCCGTAGGTGTCGTTCTTCGAATAGTCGCGTATCGGGTCCGGGTGCAGATACACGCCTTCACCGTATGCCACGCTGGTCTGTTCGGTGGCCGTCAGAGCGTCGCCGCCCTCGTAGGGCTCCACGCCCGCGCCCGCCGTGTACAGAGCAATGTCAACGTCGTCATTCGACCCGTCGATGCTGAATCCGTTATCGGACTCCGCGGCCCTGCAACCCTTGGACCATTCAGCCCATGCGCCGTCCGCGTCTTCGACTGCCCTGATCAGAACCTCGTCCGGGATGAATCCCAGCGAGAGATAATTCGCCGCGCCTGTACCGTTGAATGTAAAACCAACTCTCTTCATGTTCCTTCTCCTTCTTCCGAAAGCGGCTTATCCGCCTCCGATGCGTCCAATCCCGCCACCGCTATGGTGTTGGATAGCCCTCCCCGGTTAGGGAGAGGGCCACCCATCCACAACGATTACAGAGCGGTCGCGCAACACTCGTACCGGGCGATCCACAACTGCTGGAGGATCGCGCAAGCCTGCATCATCTTCCAAGAGATGTAGCCGCGCTGTCCCAGCGGATCACTCTTGTCCGGCTTCGGCTGGAGGACGGTCGGTGTGACCGCACCCGCGCCCTGAAGCGGGACGATTGAATAGGCATCGCGCCCGAGGAACAGCAACGGATAGACATCCGCCGCCGTCGCGCTCGTCACCTTGGCTCCGCCGGAGAGGTAGGTTGTCCCTGCCACGCCTGCCGCGGTCCACGGGTCGAACATGCCGGTCAGGCATATCCGCACGCCTTCCAGCTTGCCGATTTCGCCCGGCATTGCCTTGCCGCTGTCGGAGTAGTGGGCGAAGTCCACGAACCCGGCGATGTCCCTGATGTCCGCATCGAGGTCAGTGTGACCCAGCGCGAAGTAGGACGGCAGAATCGGATCGGTCCCGACCTTGGCGGACGCGGACACGACTTCCGATATCTCACGGCACTTGTTGCGCTTGAAGCCACGGGTAATGTTCCTGAAGTCGTTCTTCAGGGGCTTGCTGGTCACGAGAGAACGGCTGGCTACGCCATTGGCATAGTACACGTTCGTTCCGGCCTTGAGACCCGCTATCCTGATGGCCTCTGTCGTTTCTGCGATCTGCTCGCCCAGAAGCTTGACAGACTGCTGGACGATCGGATCCTCGTGCGTGTCTGCCACGATGTCGGTAATCTCAACGAGATCGCCGAACTGTTCGAGCGTCACGACGATGTCGGTGAACGCCAGTTTCTGCCCAGCCGGGGTTATGCCTTCGGCCAGCGGGGAAGTTGCCCGCGCTAGAGCTTCGTAGCGGCGATAACGCCTCACGAGTCCCGTGTTCTTGCCCTGAACGTCGGTCTGCCCGAACCGCTCAAGAATCATAAGGTGCTGTCCGCGCTCCAAAAGCATCTTGGAAATCGCGCCAGCAGTACGACCGCTGATATCGCCGAATTGAGTTACGTTACCCATGTGAGTCTCCTATTCATTGCTCCGTTTCTTCTCTGCTCTCGAGACTCACTGGTCTTCGTGGCATGACACCAAACCTCTTACAACGCCGCCATTTCGACATCGCGCTTACACTTCGGACACCGGACCGTAATCCGTGAACCATGCTCGAGCGACGCATCGAATAACCTCCTGTTGCAGGGTCTACCAACACCGTCAACGTGCGGACAACGAATCTTCGTCAGCTTCGCCGGGTCATTGGCGAATGCTGGCTCTACACTCACGCTGTCCGCTTTATCGTTCATACACTGTCAAATCCCGCCTTGAAGTCTTCCGCGTCATCACCGCTTGGCTTATCCGCCTGACGCCCGCTCGGGTTCGTCGGCTTGAGCGAATCGCTATGCGCGGCATC